GCTCTAAAGGTATCAAAATCTTTATTAAGATATTTTATGTCTCTGTTATCGGCCATCTTATTGTTCGAATGTTAAATTTAGTTCATCGTTAATTCCAAAATTAACTATTTCGTATGATAATATTACGTTTAGGGTATTTAAATCTTCTGATGATAGGATTTCTATATCTCTAATTAATACTTGGGGGAAATATCTAGTAACACCCTCTTGAATATTTTGTTTAATAGATTCTGTTGTGCCTCTACTTATAGATTCAAATATAAATCTTCTTAAATTTCCACCAAATGTAGGTTGAAATACTCTTTCATTCCTGTTAGTTAAGAAAAAATTAATTAAATTAGTTCGTATAGCATCTTTTGTTTGAAATGTAGAAGTAAAAACCCATGGCGCCGAAAAAGGGATACTCACACCAATAGCTCTTCCTGCTTTAGTATCAATTGGAAATTTATTAGCTATACGATATGCCATTATTTACCTTTCATTAAACCCATAATTTGATCTAAACCTACATTACCGGGGGCTAAATCCGCACCTGGGGTTGCTCTTGGGTTGTAAGAACCTTGAGCATCTGCAGAAGTAAATGAAAGTTCTTCTTGGCCTCTTTTACCCATTTGCATATCTCCCATAATACTTTCAAACATTTGTTGTCTTTCACCATGTGTCTTTGCTTGATGTGGTGGAGTTGATTGGTTGTTAGAAGATGTTGTATTTTCTGTAACTACTGTTGTTTTAGGAGCACGAACTGCCTCTAAAAGAATTTCTTTTAATTCTTCTTGAATGACTTCTCGTACTGATTCTTTTATGATTGTTTTAAATTCCGAAGCTTTCATATGCTTTTTTATTATAAATATTGGATTAGTATGCTTTTAAATTATCTCTGTCAATAATAAATTTAAGCTCATCTATTAAGACATTAGGGTCGGAAGCGAATGAATAATCTGTAAATATCATTACGATTCCAGAATTGTTTTTACCTACTGCTCTATTTTGATCTACTTTAGGAGTGTAGGCTCTAGTTTCAATTTCTAAAATAAAACCTTTATAAGTATTTCCAGTATTAGTATTTTTAGCTATTAGTTGAGTTGCAACAATACTATCTATAGTATCGGATGTAGGGGTTAATGTAGCATTGGGGGCACATAATAAAATTAACTCATCTAATCTATCTAAAAGCTCAACGCATTGGAGGATAAGGGATTGGATTAATGCAAGAGGAGGGGCTACTGAAGTTACAATATATTGGATTTTAGGGATTATAGGTGTTCCATCAGATTTAAATAAAGTTGTATCTGCAATTGTACCTAAATCAGTTATTAACGCTACTATAGCACCTGGTATAAGTGCAATAAACTTAGCTGCTTGATTTAAAACAAATTGAGCTCCTTTTAATCCACTAACTAAAGATTGTAATAACTCAGCAAAATTACCTGAAAAATTAACAGCTGAGGAGATAGTGTCTAATTGAAATCCTATATTATTTAATACTCCAGCTAAATTATTTCTTTGTAATATTAAAGCTTCTAATCTTTCAGGTGTAGGACAAAATTTTTCTTTTAATTCGTCTATATTAGATAAACCTTCTGCTATTGCTTTATCTAATTGACCAATACCATATGATAAAATTAATGCTTTTATTTGGGGTAAAAATAAATCTTTTAATTTAAGACATAATTTTACTATAAGTTTACCTAATCTTTGTAATCCTTGAGGTTTAGCATCTTCTGGAGTAGCCGTATTTATCTCGTTAGGGTCTATTTCTGATGTAATAGGTAATTGTTTCTGTATACGATCTGAAAGTCTTGATTCTCTAATTATTACAGGATCAGGAACTTTACTTCCAATTACAGTAACTTCTCCTAATGTTTGAGATGTTAATAAATTTCCAGCAATAAAAGGTTGATTGTCTTCATTTGGGTATAATTTTAAATAAGCATTCTGTATTACAGTATCTAAAAGTTCAACCCCAGGATATTCTAAAGTAAGTTCAAAATTTCCTTCTGCATCAAATATTTCAACTTTCCACCCTAAACTTGGATTATTTTCATCTATTAGTAAAGCTATTAAAATTCGACCATCAACAACTTCGGCTGTGTTTAAAGATAAAGTAAGATCTGGAGTAAGAATATATGCCATTATACAGTGTTTGAAGTATTAGATAATGTATTTAAAATTCTTGTTTTATATTCAGGAATTTTTGCACTAATCAATTGGGCTGTAAATGAAGTAGGTGCTAATGGTGTACCATCAGGACCATTTACTTGGTTACTTAAAGAAATTGCTAATGAATCTATATCACTAACTAAATCAGTTAATAAACTTACTAAATCATTTCCTAAAACTAAAGGTTGAGCGTTTTGAGTATCACCTAAGTATACGGAAGGTGTTTGAACTACAAATTCTGAACGAGCATCTATGTTAACTGATAATTGGGAATTTAAATTTATTGATTTTTGAGAAGATAATAGTATATGATCTAAATCAGAGTTTAAGACTAATCGTCCCGAATTTAATATTATTTGTTTTCCATTATATTCATTTGGTAATGTGGGGGGATTAGATGGATAACTTAAATAATCATTTGAACTTGCTACTGCAAGAGGGATTTGTTGATTAGATGTTAAGTAAATAGATGAATCGTCAAGATTAATATTTTCTAAAATATATTCTCCGGGTTCTTGGATGGTACCATATTGGCCATTTCTAATTAAAGTAATTGGATCTCCATTATTACCAGTATTAGACCAAAGATTATCACTACCTGTTACAGTACTTCCTAAACGAATACTATTACCCCATCTACCTTCTTGTATTACATCACCTTCATAGGGTCTAAGGGGGTAAATATACTTTTTAGTTACAAACGTATCCCCAATTTTAACATTTAAATCAGTTGAATTTTCAATTTGGGGGGATCCCGCTTCTACTTCTTGAATAGTTTTTGATTGATTATTTGAAAGATATTGATTATAAATTGTATCTGGGAGTACATTTTGTTGTTGACTATTCCATAAATTAATAACACTTATATAATAATAATCTTTAGCGCTAGTAGCTCTAGATGAGTCTAAAGAAGGACCTTCAACTAAAATAACAGTTTCATTTATAAGAGGAAAAGCTTTGTATTGGGGGAATAATGGTTTTGCTGAAGCATATGCTGATAGATTTTGATCTATATTATCTGTTGTTGGTCTATAGGGTTTTGGTGATTCTATATCATCATAGAATATAGTACCTATAGAATCCCATTGACCATATGAATTAAACAAAGGATGAGTATTATCTAAAATAATACTTAATACTCTTGCTGCCGTAACAGGTTTTGGTCCAGTATAAGTAGAAAAAAAGGGTTTAGCGAAAATATCCATTAGTTACTTACTTTGTAACTTCTCCATTTCTTCAAGTAGTTGGGATTTTTCTTCATCAGAAATACCTAAACCACCATCTTCAGTTGTAGAGTTTAAAGCACGTTGTACTAACGTAGCCATTTTAATTAAAGCATCATCATTTTTAACACCGATTTCCATGTACTCTTTAATTAAAGGTACAATTAATGTAGCGTCACCTATATCGGTAACCATCGGTTTTAACTCGGAAATAAGCGCGGTTACTTGCGCTTCGCGCCGTTTTTGGTTATTGTAAATTTCCTCGAGTAAATCGGCGAATCTTTTCTTACCAAAGACTAATTTGTCAAATTGTTGGCTCATATTTATACGTTTTATTTGGTTATAAATATAAACTATTCAAATTCTACATACCCATGATCAAGGAAAAATATATAATTATCTTTGAATATACCATATAGTTGATTAGCTATTTTGGTAATTTTAGGGGTCTTAACATCTACCATTTCTCGTATGTAAATGTAAAGTGCTTTTTTATTGAAGATGTCTATATCTTCTCGTTTACGAAACAATTCTAAAATAGCATCCGCTACTTGAGCATCATGTTTTTTAGGGAATAATTCATATAAGTTTTCGGTACAATAATCTACATATAAAGCAAGAAATTGATTTATAGGTAAATTGGCTGGGTCTGGATCGTCTAAACTATATGAATATGAATCATCTTTAAATAACACATCTACTGGAGCTTTATGGACACGTTTCTTATAATTCTTTTGGTTCTGAAGGATAAGGTATCGCTTAGCAATAGTACCAAAATAAGAGTATGCTTTAGCTCCTCTGGTTGGGTCAAATAAATGAATTTTAGAAAGCAAAAATGTAATTACCTCATGCTGTAAATGTTCAATGTCGTCTACATCAGTATAATAGAACTTGAAAGTATGAATGATATTCTCTGTTAGCTTAAAAAAAGCATAGTGAATTTCTCGTTCATATATAAGGGAACGAACACTAGAATTAGGTTCATTATTATATTTTACAATTGCATTTTCTGTATCTTGGGTGAAATAGTTTTTACTCTTGGCTTTTCTGGGCATAGTAGGTTATTAGATTTTCTTGAGAACAAATTCGTTCAAGATGTCTTGTAACCCTTTGATTTGTTGAAAGAAAAAACCTACTTCATCGTCACTGCTAAAGGTACCTTTTGCGTCTATGGTCTTTAGCTTTTTATCTGAAACCTCTATTACTCGGGAAATTCTATCTAAATATGTTAGATAGCTAGACAAGATATCTTCTTGTTTCTCAATTTTACGTAAAAGGTTAAAAGTCGTATATCCTAGGACTATAACGACAATTGATAGAATAATAATAGCTAGTATCATAAGTTATCTAATAAATTTTTTAAACCTTCACTTTTAATTGAACCTAATGCTTTATTTTGCTTACTAGCAATTGCCTTAGGCTTGTCTGTTAATGTAAAATTATTTTTTGTGGGGGTCACGGGATTTTTTAATTTTGGTAACCACTCACGTTCAAATTCTATCCTCGCGGCCATTAAATCGGCTTGATGGAGAATATAAGGTAAAGAAGTGCGTGGTTTTTGCTCTGGCATGTATGCCTTAAGATATTTAGTATTAGCTTCATCATATAAACCATCATGTGTTTGGATAGCTAGCATTTCATTAAATGAATACTGAACACCATGTGATTGAAGCATAAATAAACCTCGATCTGGAACTGAAGCAAATGGGACCTGAGTGTTGAATTTGTAATCTTCACCTAATTTATCACGTCTCCATTTATCATCCTGGGGGATGTATGATTCGTGTTTCTCGTCACCCATTTTACCTAAGTCATGGTTAATAGCAGAAAATACAAGCTCTTCCATAGTGAAAGTTGACATATCTGCTCCTTCATCTTCCCATAAACGAGATTGGTTAATAGAACAACGCACAACACGATTTACATGCTCAACATATCCTCCAGGGAAAGAGTTATGGTATTCTTTTTTA